CTCTTTATCAGAAACAAAATCAGCAGCGCATATGTTTCTACCTTGTTGAACTAAAGACGATTTAATAAGATGAAAACTAACTAGTATATTTTTAGTCATACATGCCATTTGAAATTTAAGTAGGGATCTAACATAATGAATACCTACTTCACTATGCACAGGTGTAGCCACCATAATTCTATATTTAGATGGTGGTGGTAATGTATGTCCTTTTAATTGTTCTGTTAAGTCTATTGTTTGCACCGGTTCCTTATCAAACCAAATAGGTTCATTAGATTTTTCTTGCATCACTTGTTATTCCAGTTAAAAATTGTGTCCAGGTTGCAGCTTGTTTAGGCCAACCATAATACAGGTTATAAAAATCACTCTGTCTTTTTAAATGATCTTGAATAGGTTTGTGAGTAATCGCTTCTGCTCCTTGTTTAATGGCTTGTGCAAATTTAAATGCCAGTCTTCTATGATTATTATCGTATGGTACGTAAATACCAAACTCAGAACATGTTTCTGCTAAAGCCCCTAAGTTTGTCACAATTGTATAAAGCCCTGCTGCCATAGATTCTATGGCGGAAATACAAGATGTTTCTTCCCAGATACTTGGGTAAACAAACATATGATAATCTTTTAAATGTTCTTTAATATAACTATTGGGTTTATAACCTATATAGTTTACATTTTTTAATTGTTTAGCTTGTTCATATAAACCTTTATATTCCTTATCGTTCTGTTCATAAAAAGCTTTACCATATATCTCTGTAGATGAATAAACATCTAAAGTAATTAAAGGGTGATTTACTAATTGCATAGCCCCAAGCAATACATTTAAACCTCTCCAAGGAGTTATTTGATGTATAATTTTTATAGGTTTATCTTTTTCGTAAACAGGAGCACATTCTATCTTACTTATACCATTCTTAATAATCATACACTTGCCCCTATCTAAACCAAATTTTTTAGTAAAATTTTCAAAGTTCCAATGACTATTAAATACATACCAATCATATTTAGTGTGATTATCTTTATCTTTAAACCAAGGATAGATATTAGGTTGATCCCAAGAATTTTTTTGCCAAAGAATATTTATTTTATCTTTTGATAATGGAATTTTTTCTGGAACAGATGTTGTAATTTGTACTTTACTTAATAGTATAAGATCTACGTGTTGAGTTAGATATTCTAGCTGTAGCTCCGTTCCACCTTTAGGTGTTGGATTTATTGTCATTATTCATTACTTTCTGAAATAAGTCTAAATTTTTAGGGTCAACTGTAACTTCACAGTCAACTACAATGTCAGGTCCCTCTACTTTTTCTTTGTAGATTTCTCCTGTTTTTTTATTACGGTAAGTATATTTAGTTATACACTTAATTTCTGTTACATCATCCATTCTGGTCTTGTCTATTTACTAGAGCATAACTTATCAGGCCTTGAATTGTGTTACTCCCTGTAGCTGCTTGCACAGTTATAGCATCACCTGCTTCTAAATTCAAGCCTTGAGGTGAGGCATTTACTTGTGATTTGGCGGCCACGTCATCTCTAAAAAATTCATATTCAGTACTTGAATCAGAGGAATCAACAAAGTTCATGTTTACTGCAACAGCTGATGATGCATCATTGTTTGCAACATATATACTTTTAATTATAATTATTCCATCAACAGGACATGTTAACACTGTCGTCTTACCTGTACCCGATTGTTTGTATCCTTGGTTTTTATAAAATATACTCATGATAAGAAATAATTAAATGTATCTTGCTCTTCTTTTAAATCTTGTTGAAAAGAAAAATTAAGTTGTTGTTTTAAAGTATCTAATGCTTCTAAAATTTGACGTTGATTAGATGGGTCATACGTCGGTGTAGGTTCTGGAATATAATTAATTATTTTAGCCATTATCTTCTACCATCAGGTCTTGTATCTAATCTAAGAGAACCATATCTCCAAGACTCTCCTACTGCCGTGTTTTCAAATCTTACACTCACTAATCTTCCTCTTGCTCTAGTATCTATTTTATCAGTGGTTGAGGTAACTGTAAAGGGTCCTAAAGGTGAGCTAGTTTGAGTATCAGATGGATAGTCCGATATGAATAAAGTAACTTGGTTATTGCCTACAATCTCTTTATAATCAGGAATGAATCTACTTACTGAAGCAAAAAATTCACCATCCGCAATATCAAAATCTCCAGATCTTATAAATCCTTGAATAGCAGATGTGCCTGTGCTGTTGACTTGATCCACACCTTTTTCATGTTCGTATAAAACTGTGGCTCCATCTCTATTGGTAACTCCTGATATTGGAAATAAAGGAGTATCTGACGGGCTGTTAGAATCTGTGGATCCTTTTGGAATATAATCAGTAGCATAGGGTCTTTCAAAAACATCTGCGTCTACATAAGTGGTTCTATCTAATGTACTTGTATTCCAGCTATTTTCTGCATAATTAAAAGTTACGCATCTATCAACTTGTAGTGAATTTTCTGATGGATAAAACCAATTTACTTCTGTGTACAAACTATTATGGCCTGCATAGATAATTTCATTAGCATCAAAATTAAGACCAGGATTACCATCACCTGTAGTAAATACAAAGTCTTCTACTAAACAAGGTATTTGTTTTACCGTTCCATCAAATGCAAAGAAACCACCTGCTTGACCCATCCAATAAACAGCACCTTGAGCAAACACAACAGCGTGTTGTCCTAAACATCCACAATTTGTTCCTACTTGTCTAATACTAAATGTAAATGGTGGTCCTACAAATTGAGCTACATAAGCAGCTTGATCTGTTAAAATTAAAACATAGTCTTTACCTTGAACAGCCGCGGTAATTCTGTTTCCTGTATCTAATCTAAATGTACCAGCAGTATTTGTTGCTGTTGGTGTGTATACGTTTAATGTTTCTTGATTCGTGAATCTAATAAACATAGGGTCTTGCGTGGTTGCATCAGTCATATCGGTTAAAGCACCAAACTGAAATAAATGTCGATCTCTGTCTGAGAATAAAGATAACGTTGAAATCATATTAACTTCACTGCCTACCCCTGCAATTACAGTGGCTCTAGTTGCTAAAGCTCCAGCAGAATTCCATTGAAAAGTATTTCCATTTCTAAGTGTGGCAATCAAGGTATCACCCGCATGATCTAAAGACCAGTTAGCTGGATCTAACGTTACGTTTGAAGTTGATCTAGCATCTCCCCAAGCTTCTTGACCCCATTGGTAAGTACTCCAACCAAAACCTAAAGTTTGAAAAGTGGGTCCTGGTCTTATGTATCTTTGATAGTTAAATGATCCTTGAGCCGTCATTCCAGAATTACCTTCCGCTGTCGTTACACCTGCAGCAGGGTTCACTAAACTTATAGTAAATGAGTTTGCGTTAGGAACGGTTAATACTTCAAAAGCGTAGGTTTGAAAATCAGGTGCTGTAAGTGTTGTAGATCCAGCTACAGATACAGAAGTAAAAACTACGTAATCTCCGACTATAATGCTGTGTCCTGTAGAATTTATAGTTACTGTTGATCCAGCAGCAGCTGAGGTTGTAAAGGTTCCACCCCCAACTGGAGTTCCTTGTAATGGGGTAACATCATAAAATCTTTCACCACTAAAAATAAACAACCCTGAGCTTGTTCCAATAGCCGAAAATTTAGTACCATTTAAATTAGTAAATGTGTGTTGAGCTCTAGCTACACCGGGGAGAGTGTTATTGGCTGTTGTTAATTGATCCCAACCACCTATTTTTTCAGGCACACCATATCTAAATCTAACAAAATCACTATCAACCCACTTACCTGCAGCGGCTGAAGGTGTACTTTGTTTATCAATACCTGCTTGAAATTTTACTTCTTTTAATGCCATGGAATCTATTATACTAGTTTTTAGGCAAAAATATAGTCCATTCTAGCTCCTGGATCAAATCATTTACATAGATCTTTTTTACTTTATGTTTTTTAATATATTGAAGCAGCTCTTCTATATCTAAGATAACCCATTTATTTTGTATATCTAATACCATTTTATCGGCTTTAGTATTTGTTTTACCCTTTTGTGCCATTTCTCCACTGGATAATTCAAACATATCTCTAACATCAAAGCGATAAAAAGCATTTTGATTTTTTAATATCCCAGCAATGTTCCATGAAGTTTTTCCTTTGGGGTATTCTATAGCGGTAAGATGGTCTGCAAATTTTTTAACAATCGTCATCGGTATAATAATTAAAATTAATTATAAATCTTCCTTGATCATTATTAGAATGTCTTACCACGGAGTGTTTGATGTGACTAGGAAATATAACTATTCTATTGGCTTTACTTTTTATATGTTTAATTTTTGACCCTACTTTAAATTTAGTCCCACCATTATTATCAAGATAATAGAGTGCCGTGGTAGTGTTTTTATAATCATAATCAATATGATAAAAATCTTTTTTATTAATACTAGGGTAAGTTAAATTAGCTCTAACCCTTATTAATGCTGTATAATTTAATTTACCTAAAATAGGTTTAAGTAAATCCATGTTCCCAGTAGCAGGATTAGTATACTCATTAGTGAAAAATGTATAAGTAAGGTGAGAAAAATTATCTTTGCCGCTATTGGCACAAGGCGCATAGTACCAGGGAAAAAGTCGACCCGTCATTGTATCTCTAACATTTTTAAAATTTATTGGATCTAAAAAATTATCTATGATTTTCATTTTTAACATTAAAGTTGGTTGCTAAACTTATTCTAGGCTCATCTTGTATATGTTGTTCTACAGCGTGTTCCAGAGATGAATCAAATATTAATAAAAGACCAGGCTGCATATCATAGTGTAAAGTTTTAAACGTATCATCATAGTAATCTATGTAAGGAATTTTAGAAAGAGGATTAATGGGAGTTTTAAAAAATATTCTACTGGAGTTTGGTGGACCATCTAAAAAATATACAACACTTAACGCACTGTCGTTATGGACATGATATTCTTGGTAATCACCTTTTTTGTATATATTAAACCAGGCCATATCTGGTTCCATATCAATTCTATTAAAATCTATTTTTAATTTATTACAATAATCAGCCACTTCTTTTTTTATAAAACTACTGATGAAATCAAAATCTTTATCTTTTAAAAAATTAAAAGTTCCTAAAGTATTGTAAGTATTTTTAGATAACCAGTTTTGACCACCAGAATTAATAGTGTTTTTTAAAGCCATACATTTTTTAACAGCTTTATTTTTTAAATCTTTTGGCATATCCAATCTAGAAACACCAATTAAAGTTGGAAAATATTTATCGATTCTAATCATATTTTAAAGCTACTGTGTATCTAATTTTATTTCTAAAAGAAGTTGCTCTGTGTAAAATATTAGAGTCAAATATAACAATTCTACCAGCCACAGCTCTTATTCCTTTTATCTCTTCTTGATAGAATTGAGTTTCTCCTCCTTCGTCTAAATCATAAGTATCTAAGTTTGGATAATATAAAACTGTTTTACCTTTATCTCTATCAATATGAAAATAAGGGTTTTCGTTAGGCTTAAATAAATTTACATACGATCTATATAAATTATGTTTCTCTAAAAAATGTTTAAGATGAAAGGTTAAAATATTAAATGTCAAAGAAGTATGGGGCAGTTCTGCCACTAAACCAGTGGGTGGAGTATTGGGTTTATCATATTCTCCATAGTAATATTTAAAATTTGTAATCTCATTGTAAATATTTTTTTGAATTTCTTTGTCAATAACATTATCTAAAATTTTTATACTCATCGAAAGTGCGGCCCTCTACGCCATAAAGAAATACTTGTTCTAGTTCCTTTAGTAACTTCAGAAACTTTGTGAGGAAATAAGCAAGGAAAAATTATAACAGAACCTGGTGTGCTAAAATTTTTTATTAAAATAGGACCATCTAAAAAAATATAAAAATCTCCTCCCACAAAAGTTTTTTCAGAGGTATTAATTAAACAGGTTAATTTAATTGAATTACTTTTATCAGTAATAAAACCATCGGTGTGATAATCATAAATCCCTTTTTTGGATCCTTCATATTTATTACTTGAGATGAAATTATTGTCATTCATAGGATACAAATCAAAACCAAAATATTCTTGATTAATATGGTCAACGTAATTATTAAATTCATACAATTCTTTTTTAATGTTATTCCACTGAACATGGGTTACTTCACTTATTTTTTTAGAACTATCTTGATGAGTGTCGTAAACAGAAGTATCCTTATTTTTTTTAAAAGACAAATTTAAATCTTTAATCTGTTTAGGTGTAAAAAATTTTTCGTGTATCCAATAAGTATGTTTCATATCCCTTTAAAGTTAAAAGCTAGTGATATTCTTTCTTTATTCGAGTGATGGGGAGAAACTTCATGTTTAAGCCAACTTGGAAAAAGATACAAATAATTTTCTTCTGGAGTAAAAAACCATGTTTGAGAATTATTAGGATTATACTGTTTTATTTTGATGGGAAAAAAACGGATAAGAGCATCATTAGTAAATATTAATTTACCTGAATTTTTTGGCGCTTTAATATAAAATATACCAGATATAATTGAACTTGGATGATCGTGAATTAAATTTGAATCTTTTTTCCTATTAACATTTAACCAAATATTATCTAATTGAACATTTCCACAGTTTAAAACATTACAATATTCATTTGCAAACTTTTCTATTGTTTTAATAAAATTTTTATCTGTGCATTCAATATCAAATTGATCTCCTCCTTCATTACTTCGATATTGTTTTTTTAATTTTTTTATATTTTTTTGAAGCTTATTTAAATTTAAATCTAAATTAGTGTAAAAAATAGTTTGTTTAAATATATCTGTGTAAGCCATCTTTAATTATCTTCATTAGCTTTAGTATATGATGGAAGACCTAAATGAGGTCTGCTATCATAATACGGCGGATTACCTTCTTTACGATATTCATTATAATGTAAAAAAGTTTGAATACATTCTCTTCCTTCAAAAGGTTTTCTCCAATGTGCTACTTCGGTTCCTTTATAAATTAACATATCACCTGGATTTAATTCAATCTTGATATCGGGAAATAAATATATCGGCCAAAGCTCTCCCCCTAAATTTACTGTCGTAGAAAACTCGCACGCCTTACGATCAGTGTGAGGTGTTAGCTCCGCTCCTTTTGTATAAACTCTTGTATAAGAATAGTTAGGAATTAATTTTAGTTTTAATTCATTTTCCATAACTGAAGTACATCTATCCAATAATATTTCTGTGGTGACGTCACTGTATATTGACCAAGCTTTTTCTACCTGACCATCTCCAAATACTCCCCACTCTTCAACAGGTCCATTAGGAAACCACTTTCTACCATAAAGAGTTCGAGCAACATTTCTTTTCAATCTTAAATAATCTGATACAAATTCACATATTTCTTTTGAAATTATATTTCTAATTACTGTATATTTTTTATCTTTAAAACTCATATATAGTTTATGTTAATTAATACCCTTCTATTTTGGTCACTGCAGCTGCTTCCTGAATGTTCTTCTTTACCCTTAAAAAGCAAAATTCTATTTTTTTTACTGTATATTTTTTTATTCTTAATTTTAGTATAGCCGTTACAAGTATTAATATAATAAATGGCTATTTTATATTTATCTGTTGATAAATTATCTTTATGAGTTTCATACTCAATTACTTTATTTGTTTTGGTTAACAAATTAGCTTTTATTCTAAGTATAGAAACTATATTTAATTTAATAAGCACGGGTTTTATTAAATCAAAATATGTGGACTGAGGCATATGATTACTATAAATATTATGTGTAAATTGAAAGTTATCTAGCTTTTCTTCTCTTTTTTTAGCCGAACCATAAATAATATCAGGATTATAATACCAATTTATTTTAGAAGCCATAAACTCTTGGCTTATATTATCACCAATACTTTTCTCCAAAAAATTATCTATAATTTTCATCAGTAAGTTATTCTCCTCATAGTAGGTATTGGATATTGTAGTTGTTTATTTTTTGAATAAATATCATTAAAAAAAACAATGTAAGTTAATCTTTCAGAATCTTTTTTTGATGAAACAAATTTATGTGCACCGTGATAGTTCCAAGAATCAAAAAGAAACAATCTATTATAAATACCATTTACCTTTAAAGTTTCTTCAAAGTTAGATTTATTTTTTTTATATTCATTTTCTAATTGACTTAAATATTTTTCATCTTTTATGTTTGGATTTTCAAAATAAGTATATTTTATTCTTTGATTTAAAGAATCTTTAAAACTTTTGTTTTTAAATAAGGACGTACCTACATCGCCGTCTTTAGATAAATAAAGTATAGCTGTTATTTGTGCACTCGTATCCGCATGAATCCAATTAACATATTTTAAATTTGGAGATATTTTTTGAAACTGTGCATTAGCGGTGTAAGTAATAGAGTTAATATCATTTGGATAAAGTAATGACAAAATTTTATTATTTATCCAATTGTAAATAGTATAATCTATCTCGTGTATTAACTGTGATCTTATTCCTGGGCTTACACCATCGTATTTAAAAGATAGTTTTTTTGAAAAATCTATAATTTTTTTAGGCTCTTCAAAGAAATTGTCAACTACTAAGGAAGGAAATAACATTATTTAAAATCTTTTCCTGTAATCCAACCGACTAAAGAATATCGCGTGCCTTTTTTAACTGGTCTTACTTCGTGTTCAATAAAACTAGGAAAAACAGTTATGGATCCTTGATCACGTTTAGCTGTAATTTGATCTTCACCTTCATATAAAATTAAATCACCGCCTTTATATTTTTTAGGGTCTGAAAGTTGAACCGAAACAGATAGTTTTCTAGTCATGGTGTTATAGGCTCTATCAAAATGTCTCCCGTATTTTTGATTTTTTTGATAAACAGTAAATTGAAGTCCTTCAGCAAAACCAAAAATATCAAATTTAAAATAAGTATTATTAATATAATTTATCGAGTTAGTTAATTTTTGATATGCAAACTTAAGTTCATTGGGGTGCATAAAAACAATATCACTATCTCTAATTTTTTTATTTATAACGCTTTTACTAGAAAGGCCTCCAGTAAAAGTTCCTTTGGCTTTTGAAATGTCTATAATCTGTTCACATTCTTCAGGTGTAAATACTTCTTTTGACCATGCATAAGTAGCTACTTTATCTACTTCAAACGGCCATACTGTAGATGTAATTTTTTTCTCTTTCATTAAAATAGATTACTAAAAATTTATTGTAAAAGCAATATTAATCTAATTTCCACTTATTAATTGATCTGTCCCAAGTAGCAGGATTTCCGAATTTATCTAAGCAAACCCACTCTTGTAAATCTTCTGACCATTTTATTTCTGTTTGTGATCCAATAACAATTTCTTCATCAGGTCTTTCTTTACCAGCTGGTGGATCATAAACACCTGTGTCTTCATTTAAAACCCAAGAATCAAAGAATTTTGGTTGTATAAAAGCATCTCTAGTTTCATCGTAAATCCAACCAATACCCGGGTAATTTTTTCTAAAAGGTGTTCCACCTAATGCATGGACATTGCGGTGAGTATTATATGAACATTGTTTATGAACTATACCTGTTCTTGCAGTAATAGCTTCTTCAGTATCACTATCTGGCCCAGGTCTAACTTGAACCACTAAATTGTTTTCATCTAATTCTGCAAAGTGTGCCATAATATTAACTAAAAGTTAGTGTTTCCGATCCTGATGACGTTGCTGTCACTGTTGTTGTTTTATACCCTCCGCCAGAACTTGTTGAAGAAGTTACTCCAGCTGAAAAAGTTATAGAGTTAGTATCTGGGTATTTTAATATTATTATACCTGAACCGCCAGCTCCTCCATTAACAGGAGAACTTGCAGAACCTCCTCCGCCGCCTCCGGTATTGGTAGTTCCAGCTGTTCCATTTCCCGACATGGTACCTGCTCCTCCTCCGTCTGAGGCTGACCCTGCCTGTGGTGATCCAAAAGGTCCTCTTCCAGATCCTCCTCCACCTCCTGCTCTACCTGTAGAATCAAGTGGTGATGTTAAACCTGCGCCGCCGTTTCCAGCATTTCCATTTGTACCAGCTTGGCCAGCTGCTCCCGCGCCGCCTCCGCCGCCAGAATTACACTGAGCTCCGACTAAACCACACGCTCCAGCTCCTCCTCCAGGATATCCTTGCCCTGAAGTTGTTCCTTGACCTGTTGGATTTGAAGAAGTGTTACCAGGTCCTATTCCCTGACCTGAACCAATAGTAGCTGAATCTGGTGCATAACCATCCGCACCGCCCCCGTAAACTGTTTGAGTTCCGCCAGAGTGCACTAAAACATTATTACTTCCTTGAACCGATGGACTAGTTTCATCTCCTACTCGACCAGCTCCTCCTGCACCTATTGTTATTGTGTAAGCTTCGCCTACTACGAAATTTATTTTTGAAGCTGCAGCGTTTCCACCTCCAGTTCCTTCAGGTGTTGTAGCTACATATCCGCCAGCTCCTCCGCCAGCTCCAGATTGATTTCTTCCACCACCGCCACCAGCGACAATTAAGAAATCTACACCTTCTACTAAGGCTGCTCCTTGTCTTTGTCCAAATCCACTTGCTGATCCTGCTCCAAATGATCCTATAATTGGCATCTTTCTTCTATCCTCCTATTAAGCGAATTGAGTCTGAGCTGCTAACGCTGTGAACGTAGCATCACCAGTCTTAATCACTGTATATGTGTAAACATCTAATGAGCTAGCATTTCCAGCTGAAGGTGCTGATCCGCCTTGCCATTCTGGAGTAACTGTTGATCCATCAATTTGAACAACGTTATTGTAATAAGGTGTTGAACCATTTTTAACAATGAACGCTACAGTAATAGATTCACCTGTATCCATAATAGCATTTAACGCGTTTGAACCATCTCCTCTTAAATTTACTGTGAAGTTTGCTCCCGCATCAGATGTGTAATTTAAAACTGCTTGTGTAATAACATCATAGTTGATTGTTCCAGTGGCTGATGTTGCAGATGTTGTAACTTTTTCTGCAAGTTGTTGAATTTTACCACCACCATTTAATGTAACTCTACCAATTCCTTTTGGCGTTAAAGTCATATCAATGTTAGTGTCACCACCAGTAGCTGCTAATGCTGGAGCATTTCCTGCTGCAGCGTTAGTTACTGAAAATTCATTTACAGCTGATCCTGTAGTTGTAAATTTAATCTGTTCGTTACCATTTTCATCTCCAAGAAAATTAGCACCATCGATTAAAATGTTTTGACCATTTGCGTCTAAATTAGCTGAAAGTTGAGGAGCGTAGTCAGATGATAATTTCTCTAAGTTAGAGTTAATCATATCTGTTCCATTACCGTAAAGAATCTTAGTTCCTTTATCAGCAGCAGCCCAAGTTACACCAGTTTGACCTGATACTTTAACTGTTACTGCGTAAGCTCCAGAT